TACTGAGGCGGTACGATTGTACTTGCGTTATACGCTTGCGCAACTCTTTGGCAGAGTTCAAATTGTGCGGTCTGTTGACCGACAACTGTAAGCTGAAATTGATTGTTATTATTGTCCATGTTGCACCGGCTCTAGGCTGGCCGGTCCGCCTCAAATTGTTAATATTATTTTGATTGTGATTGTGCTTCTGGCACTGAAAAAGGCCATATCGTTAATTTACGATGGTCAACAGATGCAATAATCGACTGATGTTTGCCGACTAACTTACCCCAATCGCTTACACATTCGGCATTGTCGGCCAACACCGGGCATTGTATGCGGTAATGCTTCATCAAAACTCGTTCGATATAGCGAAGGTTAAAGATGAGGTTTTCCGCGGTTGAAAGGTTGGTACTTCCTTCTTTCATCGGTTGCATCACTGGTACACCCTTATCATTACCCATGTTGGTATCAAACAAGCGGATTTCGTAACCCGTACCTTCAAAGAGCTTGTTAACAGATGCGGTAACGCTGTCGGCGTACTGCTTGTAAAACTCTTTCAGTTGTGCGATGTGCTGCTTGTGCTGCAACTGAGTGGTAATCAGTGCGGATTCTTCCTCACGCAATTCGCTGATGCGCTGCTGTATTTTGTCGTTATTCTTCTGTGTCTGTCTTGCGGCTGCTCCCCGGGTAAGTTTTTCGTTCAACGCTTGCAATTCTTCTAACAACTGCGGATTTTTCTGGGCTATGTCAAGTTTGTTGGACTTGATGAGCTTTTCCGCTGTTTTTTCAAGGTCTTGTGCTTGGCCGATGAGGTGCAAAGATTCCGGAGTTTCAGTTATCACCTTTCTTTCCGGAGCGGTAGGAGCTATACCAAGGGCATTAATACGGGCTTCTACTTCGTGCTCCTTGCTCATTAACGAGTCGATGCGGTCGGTTATTTCGTTGATTTTCGCAAGCTCTTTGCCACGTAAAGACATAACTTGTTTACCGGCTTCGACAATGCGGGCGAGTTCATTTGTACGCTGCTTTTCAGCGGCTTCTGCACCACGAGCGGCCAAATCACCACACCACTTATTGCATACGGCACATTGTCCGAGTTTTTCGCTATCAATCGGGCGTAAAGATGTCTGCTTGTGTGCTTCTGCGTGCTTGTGTGCTTCTGCGTACAATTCTTGCGCACGGGCTTCGGCTCTCGCTAAATCGGTGCGAGCTTCCGACATTTCGGCCTTGATTTGGTCTTGCTCACGGAGCAATCCGTTCAAAGTTTGTCGCCACTCAAAACAGATTTTTTCAGCTTCTTCGATTTGCTTGTTCACTGCCTTGTTTGCTTCTGACACCTTCTGAGCGGCCATACTGCGGAGCTTCTGGGCCTCATTTCTGAGGCTTTGAGCCTCGTTGCTGATTTTGTTGAAAGCATCTGCACGGGTGGCATTTTCAGCGTCAATGCCTTTCAATACTTCACGGATTTCTGCGATGCGCTGATGTATCGGGGCTTCGTCTTCAAATTCCGGGACGTTTTGCAGCATGGCGGCATTTTCTTCGATGCGTCCGGGGATGGCATCAATCTTTTTCCCTAGGGTCTGGATAGTCTGTTTTTCGCGCTTTTCGAAATCATCGAAAGAAGTGTTACCAATCTTTGCAGCCAATTCCGGATTATGTTCCTGCAAAAACTCTTTTTCTGTCGGGCAACCGGCAACAGCTAAAAGTAAATTTCTGTTACTTTTGTTCTGCGCCGCCAAACTTGGATTTAACAAATAAATCCAATCCTTTGTACCAAAGAGCTGATTAACGCAAATGTCATATTCTGTTTTCTTTTTGGGCACGCCCGAAATAACGTAACTACTTGTCGAAGCGGTAATCTTACCTGAAGCATCCAAATTCGGAATTAGTGTACGGGTATAGGTGTCCATGCCGTCCGGGTGCTCGATGGTGAGGCTTACCGATGCCGGAGCCTTGGTAGACTGATTTAACACTTTACCGGCTTCCACGCTTCCACCCAGTGCAAAAATGACCGCCTCCAAAATTGAGCTTTTCCCGCTACCATTGTGGCCGCTTATGACAATACTGCCGAGTCCGCTTGACGGAAAATCAACCGTCAAAGAGCTGTGATTCTTGAAATTTTTCAGCTCCAGTTTTTTAATCGTTATACGTTTCATGTTATAATATATTTAAGTAAATACTATTCTTTTTCTTTCCTCCCCACACCGCAAAGGTAGGGGAGGTGACAACCACTTTTTGGTCTTCTGATTTTTTATTTATATGTTTTACGGCATCTTTTCTGCGGCATCGTCAAAAACTTCTTTGTGTGCTTTGATAGTTGATGCACAAAGGATTAAGTTAACAACGGCGGCGAGCATTAAACTTACATCCGGATTTTCTGAGGCGACCATTAAAAAGATTACGCTACCTGCAAACCACACGGCCAAAAGCCAAAATCTAAAATCTAAATCTTTCATAATTGTAAAAGTTAATGGTTATACATTTTGTTAATTTTTGGCCATAGTTTTGGCCGTCCGGGAAAGTCTGGGCTTTCCGGAATACTTGATAAGGTAATACGGTAATCTCTCTAATTTTCGGGCAGTCTGCCCCTTGATATACTGACCTACGATAGTAGGAATTTGCCCTTTTCGGGCGGATGCCGCTTTATGCGGTCAATACGATTGTGTAAGTGAAATTCGGAGTGAAATTTTCTTCAACATCGAATTTGATTGTATGGATGTCCGGAAAATCTGTTACGGGGTCTATCGCTAAGATTTTCTTTCTAAGGTCCTGATTAAGCTTGTTGGCTACCCGCCAGACTTCAGATACATCTACACCGGTCAACTTCATTTCTTCGCCTTTTCTTGAGAAGTCGAAAGGTTCGGCTTTCATCATCTTTGCGATGCCATCGAAAAGAATCACTTCGCACAAATCACGCAATGCCTCGCCATCGTTCGGAAACTTGTAGTTTTCCTTTGGCAGTTCAAAAACTGTCAACGAGGTTTCAGCGACTAAATTATATAACGTCTTCATGATTCAAGTATTAAAAGATTGATAATTTATTTTCTTGTTGTGGGGGTCCGAAGACCCCGGGAATTAACGGCACCATTTTTTGTTATGTGATGCAACTTTTTCCGCCAAAATTTCGGGCGATTCTTCGCAGCGAATGAACAGACGTCTAAGTTCTCCAACTGTGTTGCCTAAAACTTGCAAAACTTCAGTTTTAAAACCTGCTTGACCAAATTTATCCAAAAAAGAAGCAGAATCGTAATGCTTCGCTTCAAAAATTTCCACCCATCCACGCTTGGCAAGTGCCAAAGGATGAAATTCTCCTACCATTGCATTAGTGGCGTTGACTAAAATTTCATTAGTAACCTCATCGTTCGCAGTTCGGTACAAATTGTGCGATACCCAAAATACTTTTCCGTTAAAAAGCAAATTTTCAGAAAATGAAATTTTCATAACTTAAAAATTTAAATAAAAAATTAATAATAAAGTTATCTGGCTGCAAATTTAGGGGAGCAGAAGACCACTTTTTGGTTTTCTCGAAAAAAAGTTTGAATTTTTTTTCTTCCCGATTTGCCAACATTTCAAAAATAAAAAAACCGACTGACTTAGCTCCACCTCTCACCGCACACACCCACAAAAGCGGATGCGTTTTTCATAAAGCAGTGTTTTAGGTGGCCGCAAGGTCAGCCGGATTGTTAAATACCCCTTGTTTCAATCCTTGTTTGAAACGGGTTAATCTGTTTCTTTTATCTACTACAAAGATAGGATTTTTTTTGAAACTACCAAAACTTTTTCGAAGAAAAGCAAATGAAATTTTAAAATTTATCTCTTTGAAAAAGAAGGTGTTATCTCCTTATCTTTATGCTACAAAGATAAGAAAAAAAACGAAACCACCAAAGAAAAAAGTAAAAAAGGCAAATGAAATTTTTAGTTTTTACTATCACTACGATGAGAGTAAGTGATTAGGGTTTAAATATCTCGTTTTGCGAGGGTGTTGTAACTTTGCGTATATTATAATAAGGTATAAAATGGCAAAGTATTGTGATGAAATAAGGGAAGTATTCGTGGAACACCTACGAAACGGGGTGTCTTTCAAGGATGCGGCGGCAGCTGTCGGCGTGTCTCTGTCGCAAGCCTACGAATGGAAAGCTACGAAGCCGGAATTTGCGGAAGAAGTAAAAAAAGCAAACAAAATATTTCGTGAGACGATGCTTCGTCCTGTAGAAAACGCCCTGCTGAAACGTGCTTTGGGATTCTCTTACGAAGAAGTAAAAACAGAAACTTTTCCAGATGGCACGGAACGGATAACGAAGACCACGAAACAAGTTGCTCCAGATACGGGGGCAGCTATCTTTATTTTGTGTAACGTGTCTGATGGCGATTGGCGAAACAAGGTCGAACAAAAGGTAGAAGGGGATTTGAAGACTACCGTAAACGTTGAGGTAGAAAACAAGAATGTTAAATCAGAAATCGAAAAGTTAGGGTTATGAAACGAACATTAAACGAATTGCTAACGGTGCTGCCTTGCGTCCAGAATTTCGAAGCCTGGGCGGAATCTTTACCATATCCGAAAACGGTGGCGGGGCATGCAACGCCTAGCCCGGACTCGATTACACTAGGGCAATACCTGGACCTATCGCACATTAACCCGGATGCGCTGATATTCGAAACTTACCGAATCATGATGCCGTACAAGCTCCCAGATGAGGTTATAGGCTGTTTCGATGCCGCCGAAATCATCGGGCTTGTCTGGGGTGTAAAAAAGACGGTTGAAGCTTTAAACGAGGCTTTTCAAAGCATTTCGCCGGATTTGTCCGAGGAAGAAAAGGCGGCGGGCGTTCCTGAATTTGGCGGCCCGATTTCGCTGGTCGATTTCGCCTCAAAAAGATTTGGCAAAACTTATGCGGATGCGATGGCACTACCCGCGTGGGAGGTGTACCAAGCCCTACAAATCGAGCATGAAACCACCGAATATAGAAAACGATTACAAACCATATATCAACAGAAATCGAAATGAAACAGATTGAAGACATAGCGAAGAATCTGGGCATGTCCTATAAATTCGGGACGTACAAAGAAGTAAATCACCTCTTTGACCGCTCCGATACATTCCCGGCGATAGCTGAGCTGTTGCCTTTGACGGGTTCTTTCTCTTTGAAGTACGAAAGTGTCAAGGACTCGCAGGAAATTACGCTGTTATTCCTGGATATTGACCAAAAGACCGTCAACAGCGAGCACACACGCGCAATCATCGAGCGCATGAAATCGAAAGCTCTTGAATTTATCAAAGCCACAAACGAAACACAGCGTTTTGAGCCAATAGATGAAACGACACTCGAATACTTTACCATCGTCAAGCAGTTCGACAAATGTTTGTCAGGCATCGAAATCACTTTAAAACTCACACCCGTTAACGCTGTTTGCTTATGAGTAAATTAATGCAACAAATAGTAATTGATGAACTCACCGATTTGGCTGACCGGATAGCGGCTAACATCGTAAAGACTGGCCAAGCCGATACGGGTGCAACTCGTAGAAGCATGCATGTTGAGCAAGACGGTGACAGGTTTACCCTTTACAGCCGCCGCGGGCTGTTTAATCTGGAAATTGGGACGCACCACAGACCACCTCACGGAGTCATTAAAGCTTGGGTTGCTCGCAAAATCACGCAAGACCCAAAAGAGGCAAGTAACATCGCGTGGGCTATTCTCTCAAAGCATGCCGCGGAAGGGTCATTCTTGCGGCGACACGGGCGCACTTTTGGAGGCGTACCAACCCCAGACGTTTACAGCTCCGAGATAAAAAAGACGGTCCAAAATCTCTACGACAAGGTAGGCGCGGCGGTCATTCGTGAAATTGAAACGATAACATTAAACTTTTAAATATGGCTAATAAAATTGTATTCTATCCGTCAACTTGTAGCTACATGTTTGCTTTGGATTCTGCCACTTTCACGCCTGAAAAAGCGGCGGCGGACTTGGCGGCGATGAACTGGAGCTATGTCGATGGCGTGGTAAAATTTACGCTACCCGCAAACTTGTTGCAATGCATAATCAGAACGATAAACGTTGCTCCGGGTGCAACCGAAGCAAGTGGGTACGGTGTGGCGGCATTTTACACCGATGATTTATACGGATTTGGCGAAGAAAACGAGGCGGAAATGATTGCGGCGGGTTACGATGTTCGAAAGTTGGAATCCGGAGGCGTTGAGTATTCCAAGAATTTGACAGATGCCGAGCAGGAAAACCTTTTAGCTTTTCAAACAAATTTCACGCTTAGCGATTTGGAAAACGGCCAAGGAGGAATTTTATCATTAACTGGCACTGGCCAAATCGAAACGGAAACCGAACCAGACCCAGAAGCCCCAGAAGACCCAGACAAGAAAGAACCTGAGTACATTTACCCGACTGGTACAATATCAATCAAGGATTTGGCCGTTTCAAACATTGGGTTTAAGAATCACCAAGACGCAGACACCTACGACTACATCCAAATGATGGTCGCCGAAATTCTGGACGATGGCACGGTTGGCGGTGAAGGCCATGTATGGCAAAGCAGTAACTTCGAAAAGGATTTCGACTATCTGACGATGCTCGAAGCTATCCGCGGCATGTGTGAAGGAAAGGAGATTACGCACTTCAACGTGACGTACATTCTTCTGAAATCCAGTGAAACGGAAGAATCGGGCTACGAGTGGACGGATGAGTACATCGTAGGAGGTGCTACAAATGCCGTTACGTTTAGTGTTACGGATGAGGTGAAGAAATCGCCGATAAATCTGGAAGATACGGCTTACTGCCTTGACCCGGTGCTGCTGACCATCAATCGCCGCGACATGCCCGAAATCCAGAACGTGACCGTGGAGGTGCAAGACTATAAAGCAGATTTTGAGTTCTACCCAGACCGCAATGTATTGGAAATCGACATCGCTGAGTATCTACAAGTGTTGTTCGCAAACGTTGACCTCTTCGAACATCAACAACTGACCGCTACCATATTCGTAAAGCTGTTTAACGCAGACCGGGAACACATCGAAACTCAGGGAATCACCATTTCCGCAATTTACGGGAAGAATCCAGACCCGACACTTCCAAAATGCAAATTGCGGGTGCAATGGCTTGACAAATACGCCGTACTTCATGATGAGTATTTCCGAATCGTTGACAACACAACAGAGGGAGCAAGTAAACAAAAGTACGTTGTTAACCGCGAGGAAAGGGAAGACAAAACCGGCGAAAAGTCGATAACACTGGCTAAGATTCTGGCAAACAACGCCGAACGTGAAGCCTTGAAGACCATCGTATTCGCTGACCACGTGCGCGCCTATATCGGTGGCACTTGGAAGCGTGTAAAAATTGCCAACACGTACAAGACTGGAGCCGGTCGCGAGAAAAAGAACTTTGAAATCACCATCAAATATAGTTTGTAATGGAAAGATTAGAGATATATAACGAAAGGGAAAAGAAGTCTTACGAAATCGACTTGAAGCCGGATAACTCTGTTTCTTTGCAGTTGAAAAGTAATCTCTTTAGCCCGATTGACAAAATCACGCTAAACCATAGCTTCACCATTACCGCGCCCGACACGTTGCAAAACCGCCGGGCGTTCGGTGTTGGGAATCAGGTCGCAGCCGATTCGGACCAGATGCGAATGAAATTCCCTTGCAGGTTTTATCGAAATGGCGTTTTGCTGTTTAATGGTACGTGCCACATCCAGAGCATTGAAAGCGGCTCTTTTTCCCTTTTGTTAGTTTGGGGTTTGGATTGTCTGGAGGCTTTAAAAGATGGTGGCGACCTTGAAGAACTGGATTTGGGAAACATGACGTTTACCGAAGTGGATGCAACGCGAGGGAATCCCGTACCTTATTACAATACCTATGCGGAATGCATGGAAATGGTAATGTTTCATGCTCACTCAAACGGTGATTTCGCCGAAAAGAACGAATATCATTTAGCCGCTACCGACCAGTTTACGCCGTGCATCGCAGCCCGGACGATTTTCAAAAAATGTCTGGATTCGGCGGGCATTGCCTACGAAGTGGATGAAGCTGCCTTTGAGTTCATGAATCGTTTAGCAATCCCTTTGGCATCGCTTGACACTGGCGAAGTGGAAATAACGGTAGGTCGCTATGGTTCTATAAACCCGGATGTTGTGGAAAGTTATCAGGAATTGACAAGTGGAGTTCAAACACCGGCTTATTATATTAGCGGTTTCTCTGTGGTCGGTAAAACCGTCACGACTTCCGAAGCAAAGCTGTTTAATTTGTCAAATAGTGCAGATGTTAGAATCTCGTTTCACGTTGTCGGTGATGGCTTGCTACCGATTTGGTTAGAATCATTCCGCATCGGTGTTGTCGAATATGATGATGAAGGGAAAGAGCAAAGCAAGGAGTACAAACGCGTGGAAAGCACACGCTCTGAGATTGTCGGTGAAGAGTTCATCTATTATTTCGAAGATGTGGAATTTTCAACGTCTGGAAAATCTGCCTTTTATTTCGTCTTCGCAGGAACTAACAACGATGTGTTTAAGGTTTACGTTGACAAGTTGATTGTAAATATTTCTAATCCGGTAATAGTTCCAGATATGGAATTGTCGATAGCAGCCAATTTGCCACGAATGAGCCAGATAAACTATGTTAAGGCTCTTTGCCAGATTTGCGGTATATTCCCCATTCCGCCGCTTGACGGGTCAAAGGTTGTGCGGTTTGTTACGCCTCACATTCTGGAAAAGAATAAGGAAAAGGCAGTAGACTGGTCGCGATATGTTAACGGCGAACCGAAAAAGATAAACTTTGCTTTCTCTGACTTCGCACAAACCAACTTGATAACCTACAAAGATGGTGAAAAGTATGCAGCATCCTTCCCGATGGAATCGCCCGGAGCCGACAAGGAAAAGACCGCCATTGAATTACCTTTCATGCACTTGGTCGGTGGTCGTTGGCCTCTGTGGTCGGTAGAATATGACGAAGACAAAAAGATTTATGAGTGGAGTCGCGAAAGTGTTGACCCGGCAATTTACTACATCCGTCCGTCTGGAATGTCTGATGATTCGGATGCATTTCTAAGCTTTGATGAAATAGCTCCGGCCACCATCCTAAAGCGTTGGCAACCGTTGGCCGATGCCGTAAAGCGTGCGAAGGTGGTGAGGTGGAGTTGATGTTACCGCAAATAGCCGTGAAATATGTCGATTATTCCATACCGATTTACATTGAACAACTGGGCGGGTATTTCGGTATTGTATCGCTCAACAATTCAGGTAGCAAAACAACCGCAGAACTAATTAAAATTTAAGATATGGAAACGAAAGTAATAAGTGTAAAAATAGAGGTTGACAAGGCACTGCAAGAACTTGTTAGGCTCAAGGGTGAAGCTGTACTCCTTAAAGAAACGCTTAAAGGCAAAGATAATGAGGTAAGTATTGATGTTGAAAAATCCAGACAAGAACTCGGGAAACTTCAAATTCAAATTAAGCAGTTGGAAAGAGAAATTCGGAACGCTCTTATCATAGAACCCGAAATAGGAAACATTGACAACGCTTCTATCCGCCAATTGGAATCTTACCTTACTTCATTGAGGGAAGCTCATAACCTTCTGGATAGAAAAGACCGCGAAGGAGCCTTGGGACAGGAATATCGAGATGCAATAGCTTCGGTTAGTGCTGTGATTAGTGCAAATGAAAGACTCCTAAGTTCTATTGGGAGAACGAATGAAACTATTTCAAGTCTTAATCTTGACGTTGTACAACCTGAGTCGGCTCAACGTTTAGGTGAAATAACTCAGGCTTATGTTACAGCTAATGCTGAAGCACAAAGATTGAGACAAACGTTATCTGATTTAAACCAGGCTGAGGGCGCAGATGCTACAACATTAAGTGCCGTTGCAGCTGAGTTAGGTCAAGCTGAGGCTAAAACTCGTGCTTTTGCCGCCCAGAAAAGAATCTTGGTTGATGAAACGAAGAATGAAATCTTAAAGAATGAAGCCGAGGAAGGCTCTTTGCGTGCGCTTCGTGCAGAGGTTAGCCGATTGACATCGCAATATGATTCCATGTCAAGAGTCCGCCGTGAAGGTGCGGAAGGTGCAGCCTTACTTGAGCAAATCCAGAAGGTCGGGAAGGAATTAAATTTGGCGGAGCAAGCCTCTTTGAGATTCCAAAGGAATGTCGGTAATTATCAAAGTGCTTTTGGAAATCTGCATTTTCAGGTTCAACAGCTTGCAAGAGAATTGCCATCTTTGTCGTATGGCTTCAATGTCTTCATTGGTGCGATTTCCAATAACTTACCGATGCTTGTTGATGAAGTTGTCAGAGCACGCCGGGAATATGCCGAAATGATGAAGACTGACCCAAGCAAGGCAGTTCCAGTCTGGAGACAGCTCTTTTCAGCGGTTTTCAATTGGCAAACGGCATTGGTGGCAGGTATTACTATCCTAACTTTGTATAGTCGTCAAATTGGGGACTGGATTTCAAGCCTTTTCAAGGGGAAGAAAGCCCTTTCTGACATTTACGAAACTACCGAAGAATTTCACAAGGCCGTTGGCTGTGGCTCTGGTAGCATGTTGGCAGACCTTGAAAAACTCTCCGTAGAATGGGAAAAACTGGGAGATAATCTGGAATCAAAGCAAAAATTTATCAAGGATAATGCAAAAGAGTTTGAGAAACTTGGGGTGTCTATCACATCGGTAGAAGAAGCCGAAAATGCCCTTATAAAGAATCAGACAGCCTTTGAAAATAGCTTGATTGCCCGCGCGAAAGCAGCCGCAGCGATGAAGCTTGCAGCAGAGGAATACGAAAAGGCCGTTCAAAAGATGGTCGAAGCAGAAGCGATGCCAGATACAAAGACCGTTTGGCAAGCGACTACACAGAGTATTGCAGGAGGTGCGCAAGGTCAGTTTGTAACGATGGAAAATGTCGAAAAAAAGGAAACGATAGCCGAATCAAATGCTCTTTTTGCTTCTGGCGACAGCTTGATAAAAAAAGCCGCCGGTTATTCTACCGAAGAGGCAAAGATTCTGGAAGAGGCAGGTATTAAGGCTAAGAAAGCCAATGCCGATAAGGTAAAGGATGCAGCCGATACCGCTACCAAGTTACGCGACATGAAAGCCATTGAGCTTGAAGAATATCGTAAAGCAGAAGATGAATTGCTTAAACTGGTCCAGGATGCACGGGCAAGGGAATACAAGGAAATGGAACTTTCCTACGGTCGTCAAATCGAGGACTTGAAAGCCCGTTTGGAAACGGAAAAAGACTTGTCTGTAGAAGCTCGTCAAGCTATCAACGACCAGATTTCAGCATTGGAACAACAGCGCGCTAACAAGCGTAGAGAGCTTTCAGCAGAAGCTTTACGAGCTGAAATCGAAGCCACGCAAGCTGAGATTGAATTGAAATTGGAGGCCGTTAAAGAAGGTACTGAGGCTGAGTATTTGTTGAAGTTGGAGGCGTTGGAAAAACAGAAGGAATTGGACTTGACAAATACTGAACTCACCGAAGAACAAAAGCTCTTGATAAGTCAGAAATACGCAAAGATGCGTCAAGACTTGGAAAGTGAGCAAACCGCCGAAATCAACCGCCGTCAGGCCGAGGCAATGAAAGCTCGCTTTGAAAAGGAACTGGCAGAATTGCAGTCCATACAATCAAAGAAGCTTGAAAATATCATCGCATCCGGTGCAAACGAAGAACAGGTAGAGCAAGCTAAGTTGGCATCCGAAATGGAAATGTTAGAAATGCAACATTCCCAATATCTTGAAGAGTATGCCAACATGAAGCAGCAGGAGGGCGAGACAGATGAGCAGTTCGCCGCACGCCGGGCAGAAGTTCAAGCTAATGCCGATGAAGCTCAGATGCAAGCTACGGAGATTAAAGCCCAAATGATGGCAAATGCCTACAGAAGTGTCGTTGACGGTATCGAAGAATTAGGCGAGGTAAGCGAATCCTTTGCAGCTCTTTCTAAGGTTCTGGCATTGGCTGAAATTGCCTATAATACCGGTAAGGCATTGGCAGCGGGTATTGCATCGGCAGCAGCTCAACCGTTCCCGGCTAACATTGCTGCAATTGCAACAACGGTAGGTACGATTTTGGCAAACATAGCTCAGGCTACCAAGATTGTAAACTCTTTCAGCAAGAGTTCTAAGGGTTCTTCTTCATCATCTGCCAAGTTTGCTACCGGTGGACTTGTTGAGGGTGAAGGAACCGCAACAAGTGACAGCATCCCGGCAATGTTATCGAACGGTGAATCAGTAATGACGGCGGCGGCGACTTCCATGTTTGCCCCGGTGTTGTCTGCTTTCAATCAGATTGGCGGCGGTGTACCTATCCAGGCAACTGAAACAGCTAACAGCGTAGCAGGCGAGGAAATGCTTGCACGTGCGTTTATGCGTGGTGCTGCATCTTTGCCAAATCCAGTTGTTTCAGTTGTGGACATCAACGCCGGACAAACGCGGGTGGCTCAGGTGGAAACGCTTGCGAATTTATAAGAAAGTTTTGCGTTAACTATTTGTCTATCAGCTGTAAAAAGTGTAAATTTGTGCATAATTAAAACGCGAAATAACATGACAGTAGATGAATTTTTAACCCAAAATAAGCCCATCTTAAAAGTAATGGTGATGAACGGCCTTTCCCTTGATTTGGGACGATGTGCAGGGATGGTTCAGGTATATGAAAAAGCCAAATCCGAACACGGTAGCCGCTACGCCATCGAGCTTTGTAAAGACCGCTATTCCATCAAATCAGAACCTACATTTTTCCGTATTTTAGAAAAATTGAAAAGAGATTTGCCATAAAAATTATAGGTATTAGTTAAAATGCAGAAATAAACTTTCTTTAATTTCGAAAGGGCCGTCCGTGATGGATAGCCTCTTTTTTTGCATTTATTAAGAGAAATTTCATTTGCTTTTTTCCCAGAAGACCAAAAACTGGTCTCCATCCCCGTTTTCTTTGCACTTGAAGCCGGAGAGAGCCGGTGATTTATATTTTTAATTATTTATACAATGTAATTATGACAACAAATTATTTTCCTCACCTGGGGGCAAAAATGAAGGATGCGGGCGTTAACGTTAATGACACCTCCGCAATTATTTCGTATCTATTAGATACCGTTGGTAATGACTTTATGGGTAAGTTTGAGTTCTGGATGTTTCGATTTGATGGTAGCTCGCTTACTTCAATATCAAAAGAATTGGATTTGGCTTTTGTCGCTGTGGCTAATGGTAGAAGACCAGAACTTGTTGATTTAAAGGGGTGTCATTGCAGCGAAGATGAATTGTGTGTGATATTCCATGCACTTGACCAATGGGCTTTTGATTCCTTTAATCCAACTTTTCCGCTGATTCTCGAATGATTTAACGAAGAGAGGTTAACCGCCTCTCTTTTTTCTGTATGACGGGCATGTCATACATCTGTGGTGAAAGTCCATTCGGGGCGTAGTTGCCGACGAACCCTATAGCGACTTGCAAGTTTCAAACGGTGACGTTTGGGAGAGAAGAAGCAATAGCGAACTCGTGGCCTGACGAACAGAAACCTAATATGAAGGCGTATTAAGCGGACAAGCTGGCAGAAGACAGTAAAGTTCCCAAAGGCGACCGTAACCTTAATGCGTAAATTAGGCAGGTAAACGATGAAAGATGTATGGTTTATCCCGTGAGGTCTTGACAGTCTTTTTAGGATAGTAACAACGAACGTTAAGAAGTCAGCAGAGGTCGAAGTAGCTGTACTCGGGTAGTACATGGCGAAGGACCGAATAATTTGTAACGTTAATCAAGAATGTATGTTCGGGTAATATGTCTGACAAGTGCAAGCAACAGAAACGTAAATGAATGTTGCCCACCCAATCTAAGATTTAGTTACCCGAAGCGGAAATTAAGAAAGACGGAAGATGAAACTAATCGAAAGTATTCTCTCTTCAGAGAATGTAATCAAAGCACAATCCCGTGTCATTTCCAATAAAGGATGTGCGGGTATTGACGGTATGCATGTGGATGCACTTGTTGAATACATGCGTACCAATTGGATGGGTATCAAGGAATCAATCCTTGCCCGCAAGTACAAACCTGCTCCCGTACGTAGAGTTGAGATACCTAAGCCTAATGGTGGTTTCCGTAAACTCGGCATTCCAACGGTTTTGGACAGGACAATCCAACAAGCAATAGTACAAGTTCTCTCTCCCATATTCGAGAACGAGTTCCAAGAACATAGCTATGGCTTCCGTCCTTGTCGGAGTTGTGAGCAAGCCGTTCTTAAGTTTCTTGAATATTTGAACGAAGGTTATGAATGGATTGTTGACATTGATTTGGAAAAGTTCTTCGACAAAGTTCCCCAAGACAAGTTGATGAGCTATGTCGGTCGTGTCATCTGTGACCCTGACACCGAAAGTCTGATATGCAAGTATTTGAAATCGGGTGTCATGGACAATGGTATCTACGAAGCTACAGACGAAGGTACTCCTCAAGGCGGTAACCTTTCTCCCTTATTGAGCAACGTCATGTTGAACGAACTTGATAAGGAACTCGTCAGTCGTGGTCTTCGCTATGTTCGTTACGCCGATGATTGTATCATTGCGGTCGGTAGTGAGGCAAGCGCTAAACGAGTGATGCGAAGTGTCACAACATGGATAGAACGAGAGCTCGGACTTAAGGTAAATGCGAGTAAAAGCCATATTTGTCGCCCGACCAAACTCAAATATCTTGGTTTTGGTTTTTATCGTAATCCTCAAACCAAAGAATGGCAATCTCGTCCTCATGAAAGCTCCGTTTCAAAACTTGTCCGAAGCTTGAAGAAACTATGCAAGCGTTCTTGGAGTATCTCCATGACTGCCCGTATAACTCGCCTGAATTATGTAATCCGTGGATGGATAAACTATTTCTCTATCAGTTTTATGAAATTAAAGATGGATAAGATAGACGAACATCTTCGTACCATGTTGCGCAAGGTTATATGGAAACAATGGAAAACCCCTCAGAAACGAGCCTGGGGTCTTCGTAAGCTTGGTGTAGATTCAGCTTTGGCGAGACGCACTTCTTTCTGTGGCGACCGCTATGAATGGGTCGTCAGACGTACTTGCGTTGTTCGTGCTATATCCAAAGACGTGTTTACACGCAGAGGGCTGGTTAGCTGTTTGGATTACTACTTGATTAGACACTCTTTGAAAACAAATTAAACCGCCGTATGCCGAACGGCACGTACGGTGGTGTGAGAGGGAAGGAAACGAAAATAGGTAGGAAAACCTTCGTTTCCCTACCTACTCGATT